TGGATGTAAGTCTATGCACAACATCCGGTGATCCAAGAAACATGAACACGAAATGACAACACTTGCTGAAATTTATGAAAACATGGTGATGCTGGATGTGATTAGAGATCCAGCATCATTCAGCTGTTATCATGATGGGATCATGACTTTTGAAATCAGAAAAGGTCACATCGATGTTGAACTGTCAATCATCTGTGATGACTTCATGTCAAATGAAGAAGAAGCAATTGATCTGATAAACATGAAACGAATCACATTCTTCGATCTTTCTGTTTTTGATGCTGATTCATCAAAGCTGATCGCGCAAAAGACATACAGACTTATGGACCAGATGAATTGAAAAGTGCTTTATATTGCACTATTCAAATAAAAAAATAAATTATGATATTAACTTTAATAATTGTAGCTTTGTTGGTTATAATATTAGATAACTTCATCAATGAATGAAATAAAGTGCATCATCAAATTCGGTGACAATCAAACAACAGCCGCAAAAAAGATCGATGCACATGAAATGGATATCTTTGATCTGATGGAAGTGATCGACCATTCAATCATCCTCCTGGGATTCACACAAGAAACAATTGATGCATACATCATGCACCAGTACGATAAACTCAATAAACAAGACAATAACTGATGAACATATTCGAATTTGTTTATATCACTTTTATTTCGTTAATTTATCGGGATGATTCAATTCAATGAATATCGATTCCCTTCAAAAAACACAATCAAGAACATTCTTGAAGATCATGGCATTGATATCGACTACATCATTTTTTCAGCTGATTACGATGAAGGGAAAAAAGCTGGAATACTAACAAAACACAGCGAAACAAAAAAACAACTCAAAGACTTTCACATCACATTCAAAGAAGATTATTCAATCAACATCAGAGCATTCAAATATGAAGGAAACATCCATTCAATTTGGTTTGATAATAATCATTAACTTTGTATTGTGTTTCTCTGTTGATTGTCTGGGAGTGAGTGACAAGATCACTGCTCCCGGATCAACACAAAAAAACAACACATGGAAAAAATTAAAAACATTTCAAAAATAAGTATTGGAACAGTTCTGCTAATCTTGGCCGGTGGTTTGTTCTTCATTGATCGATTCCTTCTTGTGTTCCTTCCATGGATCACCGGACCATCAATGAGAACATATTACACCAAAAAAAACATGATCACTGAATCAATGTGGCGCGTTGGCGCTGCATTCGGCTTGTGGTTACTCTGGAAGCTGTTCTGGTGGCTTGTTTAATCAAATAAAATTTTGATTAATTATGGCGGCACAAGATAAAAGAAAAAATAATGGAGGGCATTCAACAAAGCCAAAAAGGCCAGATGATAAAAGATTGCTGAAAAAGTCTGAAAAGGAAAAGACTTCGAACATATTTATCAAAGCTTTATCAGAGATCCACAACACTGACAATGATGATGATACAAAGAAAGCATTTGCAAAAGACTTGCTTTCTTTTTCTCGTGGAAAAATGTTCATCGCAAATCATTTGTTTGGTGTTCCTGACAAAACTGTTGATGTTAATGTTCAGTCAAAGCCAGATCTTTCACATCTTTCTGTTGATGATCTTCGTCAATTGATGGATGATTCAGATGAAGAATGAGATTAAAAAAATACTTTTTCAAGAGTTAGCAAGGCGATCTTTCTGGGACTTCTGTCTGTATTATGATAAGGAATTCTTTGAAAAAAGACCATTCATGAAAGACATCGCTGATTCATTTCAGGATATTGAAGAAGGAAAAATCAAATCTTTATCTGTTTCACTTCCGCCAAGAGCTGGAAAAAGCTACATCACAACACTATTCTGCGCGTGGACATTAGGAAGGAATCCATCTGAATCAGTGATGCGCAACACTTGTACAGCGACATTGTATCTGAAATTCAGCTATGATGTTCGAAATGTTGTGAAGTCAGATCAATTCAAAGATGTATTCCCGGACATCCGATTGTCAGATGACAAATCAAATCTGAATGGATGGAACACAAACCATGCAAAGATGGTTTCTTATTTTGGTGCTGGTGTTGGTGGAACAATCATCGGATTCGGTGCATCAAAGGTGGCCATTACCGATGACTTATATCGTGGAATGGAAGATGCATTGTCAGATACTGTGAATGATCGCATCCATCAATGGAAGGAAGCAACACATGATTCACGTTTCGAATCTGGATGTGCAAGAATTGACATCGGGACAAGATGGACCATGGATGATGTGATTGGAAGATCCACAGAGCAAAAAGAATATGACAAACAAATAATTGTTCCAGCGATGAATGAAGCTGGTGAATCATTTTGTGAAGATGTGATGACAACAGCTGAATATCAATCAAAGAAAAAGAAGATCATGCCTGAAATATGGTCTGCGGAATATATGCAGCAGCCAGTTGACATTGAAGGTCGTTTATTCAGTGGCCTGAAAAAGATGTCATTCAGCGAATTCAAACAGATCGAATCAAAGATCGATGGAACAATTGCATTTTGTGATGTTGCTGATCAAGGGAAAGATTATACTGCATTTGCAATCGCTGCACTAATTGACAAAGAATTGTTTATTGTTGACTATCTATTCAGCCGGGACAATACAGATATCACCATTCCATTGATCGCTGACAAGCTTAACAAGTGGAATGTTCGATATTGTCGCGTTGAATCAAATTCGATGGGTGCGATGTTTTCAAGGTATCTTCAAAAGGAAACATCAACAAAGATTCTTCAGGTCCACAACACAACAAACAAGATCACCAGAATCATCATGCAATCATCATTCTTGATAAATAATTGTATATTTGTGACAAATGAAACGCAAGATTGCATTCAATTCCTTGACAATGTTGAATCATTCAGCAAAGAAGGAAAGAACAAACATGATGATGCACCGGATTGTTTATCTGGACTTGCTCTTTTCGCACAATCACTGTTCAAACATCTTTTCAAATGATCACATTCGAAGTCATTAAACATGGATCAAATGTTCATGAAGTAATATTCAATGAAACACAAGAAGCAACAATTGCGCAATTGTCTGACATTCACTGGGACAATCCTCAAACAGATTGGAACTATCTGAAACGCTGTCTGAACTATTGCAAAGAACACAACATTCCAATTGTTGTGAATGGTGACTTCTTTTGCTTGATGCAAGGTCGCGGAGATCGCAGATCAAACAAGTCTGACATCCGGCCAGAACACAACAATGCAAAATATCTTGATTCGATTGTTGAAACAGCTGTAAAATTCTGGAAGCCATACGCGCATTTGTTGGTTGTTTGTGGATATGGGAATCATGAAACAGCCATAATCAAATGGCAAGAAACAGATATTTTGCGAAGATTCGTTGATCTGCTGAACTATGAATGCAAAACAAATATTCAAGTTGGTGGTTATGGTGGTTGGATCATCTACAAACTAACCAGAACAAAATCATCTTCATCAATATTCAAACATCGTTACTTCCATGGATCTGGTGGTGGTGGTATTGTGACAAAGGGAACAATCAACTTGACAAGGGCCACAGAAATGTATGATGGATTCGATATCTTTTCAATGGGACATATTCACGAAAACCTTGCAATTGATGTCTGCATGAACAGCTTGAAATATCATCCCATCACTGGATATGAAACATACAACAAGAATGTTCATATGATGATCACCGGAACATTCAAAGAAGAATATAAAGATGGATCAAAAGGATGGCACATTGAACGTGGCGCACCGCCAAAGCCAATTGGCGGTCGTTTGTTGAAGTTATCTTTTTCGCGTGATCATTCAGGTGGAAAAGATATACACAAGAAGCACATTGATTCGATGAAATTTCCTTTCTCTTATTGATTCAATCCTGACAATTCACGAATTTCATCTTCATTCAATTCAACACCAGCTTCGATGATCTTTTTGATTGCATCAGCGCGAAGATTCATCGTTTCTGCTTTCAACTTTTCATCTGGTTGCATCACTGGAATGTGACTGAAGTCAGGGACCAGGATCAATCCTTCTTGATCCAATCCTAATTGATGACTAATTGTGTTGTACATTTGAATTGTTTCAGGAATGATTGTATCTGTGTAAGCCATTCGAACCCCTTCTTTCACATTGCTGAATGTTGCACCCTGTTCTTGACTGAACAAATATGGATTCAGTCCATATGCATCAATGATCGCAAGTTTATCTGAAGTCATTTCCTCAAACAACATCAGATCTTTTGTTGGGAATGACATCGGATTCCATTGAACATCTGATTCAGTGATGATCACTTCATCTTTTTGCCTTCTATACCATGACTTCTGAATTGCTTTCTTTTCATCCGGGTCCATTGGAATAGCTC